GACTGGCTTATCTGCTACAGCGGCGCCAATAAAGTCAGTTACATCAGTCATATTGTATCTCCAATTACATTACACCTTTATTTATAAAGAAAACGTCTTTATGCTGCGTCTTCGTCTTTGTCATCATCTGGCACTAACTTAAATGATTGGCCAGCTGGCGAAGGTGCAGGTTCTGGTTCATCCTGTTCTAATTCTTCAGGATCAACATATCTTTCATCAGTTTTCTCTTCAGCAATTTGCTTATCGATCTCTTCGATCTCGGCTTCAGAGTGTTGCAGTACGTAACGTCTCATATACTCATGCGAATAGTATTTGCCAACATATTCTTCCATTTCTCTTGCTAATCCAACTCGATCACGATTCAGCTCAGCAAGTTTGAGTTCTTCGAAGTAGTTATCGACTGCAAAGTCAAAGTCAATCTGTTGCTTCCACTCTGTCCAATCTTCAGTAGTACATACACCTTTAAGAATCAACTGACGCTCAAGCAACTTCATAAAAAGTTCAGAGAATTTATTACGGAGTCGAGTAATAAACTTGCCAAACTTTACTTCGTCGCGAGTAATCTCAGTAGCTCTACCAAGGGAGAAGGTAGTCTCAGGTTGTAAGCGAGAGATGGGTACATTGAGAGAACGATATAGATTATTTTGGAAATAAACAACATCATCGATGTCTCCTAGATTTTGGCCGCCAGGCAATGTAGTGATTTCGGTACCACGTCCACCTTCTCGGCGCGGTAGCCAGAAGTCTTCGAGCATTGTCATAAACTTACGGTCATCTCTGATTTCACCGGTCGATGAATCATAGACAACTTTATTCTTAAATTTGGTCATGATGTCGGACAAGTACTGTTCTGCTTTAGCTTTAGGCAGACCACCAACATCTACGTAAAAGATTCGACGTTCAGGTGCTCGTGAGATACGATAGATGACTAGCGAATCTTCTAATGAACGCAACTGATTGAGTGGTCGAATAGCTTTTTGCAAATGAGAAAGAATTAGTTTATTATCAAGACTCTGATAACCTGAAGTACAATATACTACGGCATCTCGTGCAATCTTCACACCTTCAGCTGATGCTGAACCTGAAGATCCGTAGCTATTCATTGTAGATCCGGTCAATGAACCCGTACGCTTCAAGAAACCAGAAGGCGAGTACATATAATACTCGTTGACTACCTTCTCTATGGTTACGCCTGTCTTCTTATCTTTTTCTTTCTTGACTTCTCGTACTTTCTTGATATTACGAGGATCGACATATCGTACTTCGAGAATACCTTTAGCAGGTTTATTTTCATCGACAAGAACGTGGTAGTATAAACGACCGTCTACATACCAACGTCGAAATAATTCGTAGCTCAGACGATTGAATTCAAGCAACTGAAGAACATTATTAAATTCTTCTTGAATAGTTTTCTTAATTCTGTCTGGTTGTTCTACATCATCTAATACAATGGAAACGGTATCTTCATCGCTGTCTTCAACGATTGCTTCGTTACAGATTTCTGCGATTGCCATGTCAATAGTAGGATCGAACGAGATAGCTCGATACTTATTGACAAGTTCTGCTTCGGTTCGGACTGAACCATCGAGGTCAACGTAGGTGCCATAGACACCACCCGCTGCTACGGTAAGTGCACCGTCTTCATTGGAGGGAGGAACGAAGGAGATACGCTTTTCAGCTTCTTTTTGCTCCTTCTTCCTGTTTATTTCAAATCCAAAAAGGTCCATTCATTATCTCCGATGAAATAAAGGGGATATAGTTATTTATATCCCCTCTATAGGTTAGTCAAGCGGACCGGATTAAGCTGTGCCAGGTTCGAAGTAATCGAATGACCAAGTGACCGTATAAGTTCCGATCGTATCAGTAGTGTTCCAATCTAGTTCAATAGTACCAACGTCTGAAGGCCAGCAACCAACAAGCTTATACTCACGTAATTTTGATCCAGTTTTACCATACAACTTGATAGTAGCATCTTCTTTATAATCTTCAGGCGCTGTATATGATCGCAAATTAGCTTCGCCGCTATTGACTTTTTGGGCCCACTGCTCTAATATATCACGTTGACTAAAATCCTCTTCAATCATTACTGTAGTAGTCCATTCTGCAAAAGTCCTATCACCAGCAATTTTCACTTTACGGCCGAAGTAAGGAACTTCAATAATACCAGTCGTAAATGAAGGCACTTGAGATGACATACAAAGCAGATTAAACTCTTCACCCAAAGTCGTGACTTGAACTTCGAACAAGGCGGGACGATACCCACCTTGTCCGAGAGCAGATGACTTGAAGTCGCGAATATTAAATGGCATTAGTTATTCTCCTGTTTTTTTCTTATTTATCTTATTTATCAGAATTGTCCAATAACTTCGGAGAATTCTACGCCAGTTCGTACAGCGACAAAGTTGAGCTGGATGAAGTTGATGCTTCGAGCTGGTTTGATGTAGATATCACCAACAAACTCGTTACGATCGATTACTTCACCAGTATTGTTTGTCTCATCACAAATTACCGCGAAGTCAGTAATACCACGTCGACCTTGTACATCTCGCAGATAAGGCGTTACGAGGTTTACAAAGCTTGCTCGCGTAAATTCATCGTTGAATTCGAAGAGAGTAAACTTAGCAGCGGTAGCAATCGCTTTCTCAAGGACAATGAAGAGGCGTCGTACGTTGATGCGATCGAACGCTGAAGGCTTAGCAAGCAGCGTCTTATCACCGAACATTACAATACCTTGTCCAGGGAAGTTAACGATTGGGTTAACACCGTTCTTATAAAGAATATCTCGTTCTGCTTTCTTGGGGTTCCAAGCTAGCTTCACTACATTCTTGATGTTTCCTCTATTGAATCCAGCTGGCGAGAACCAAGGATCGCGTGTATCGTCAGTTCGAGCAGCCAGTCCAGCGATGTCACCATTAAGCGGAATCCATCGATATACATCGTTGTACTTATCATATTGATACTTGTAACCACTATCAAGTACAGCGTATGAAGTAGATCGTAGATTATTTCTGAAGGCAACAACATCTTCAGTAATGTCAGTTCCATTTGCAACTACGTCTGCCTTTTCAGGCGAGATAAATGCTACACAGTCCTTACGGCGCTCGCAGATATTGTCGATGATGTAGTTAGGAATAGTAACACCGTTTACTAAGCCGCGTGACTTACCGCCGAGTACCAATGAGATGTCGTAATCTTCGGCAGACTTAAACAAGTCATATGCTCGAAGGATTGATCCTTCTTCACAATCAGCTTCGCTGCCAATATCGCGACCTTGACGGAAAGACATTGAAAGCGGAAGTGTATCAGAAGATGATGCTACGAGGATAGCTGTTGCTGATGGTGCGGTAGATGAATCATTCGCCCACCATACCCACTTAGATGATTGATTCAATACATCCTTATAGTAAATTGATTCACCGTCAGGACCTTTTGCATCTGATGCTCGCGAAAGACCTTGCCATACCTCTAGAACTGTATTTGGTATTCCAGAAATTTCACCATCTTCGTCGACTACTACTACATGAAGTTCGTCATTAGCAGCAGTATTTCCTTGAGAAGCTACGTAGTCTGATTGACCCGGAGCACCATCTACAACATCTTTATATTGCCATTGACGATTAAGGTTGCCAGTCGTAAATGAGATGTTTTGAGTGGTTACCAGCGGAGTAGAGAAACCAACTGTTACAAGGTTTGCCGTGGAGTTAGTCGTAACAGCTCCGACTGAAGTAATCTCAAGGTGTTGCATACCGACTAAAGTATTACCTACTTTAATGATATCGCCTACATTAAAGTTATTTGTAACATCAGTTACGCTAGCTGCATCTACAGTAGATGAGACTGTACCGCTATTAGCACCGATATTAATATCCAAAGTAGCATCACCATCAAACACAATATTTGATGAGAAGGCATCCGCAGTAGTACAAACTGAAACTTTTAAGGAATTACCGAGAGCCCCTGGATATTTTGCAATATACAATACTGAGTTATCGAAATTACTTTCAATGCCAGTATCATAATGATCATCATTTTTTACAATGTGGTTTTTAAGCAACGACTCAGAAGAAAGCGCTACGTTGTTTGCGACCGCATTAAATGACAAATCAGGACTATGAACTTCGAGATCAAGAGCGCCAGTAGATCCAGTATATGTACCTCCGGTGAGAGTAATACGAGTTGACCCCGATCGAGTCAAAACCAGATCGCCTGATCCTTGAGTTGAAAACGGTACAGCGGCACCACCTGGAGTAGCCGCGAGCTGGAAACTATCCAACGTAGTACTTACGTTTACGAGATAGTAAACGTCGGTATTTGAAAGGCCAGAGGGCAAATCGCCCGAAGGATCACTGACGATTTGAACTTCTTCACCTTCGTAGATCGTCAAACCTGTTGTGAGGCCTTCGAAAATATTCCCGCTAGTGTTAGCAATAACAGTTAGATCACCCGCAGTAAAATCAATGTCAGTGGTGTCAACTGTAATAGCTTGATTATCAGCAAATCCATCAACTGTTTGAGCGATAATATCACCGTCTGAAGCGCCGGTGGAAACATTGCCGGGAACTGCGATATAGCTAGCTCCGTTAATAGCATATGCTCCGCTATTTGCATTTAGTACTGTCGTATATCCTGCAATTCGTACATTATCACCAGTAGAGTTATGCGCTCTGGAAACATGCAAT